AGTGTTGATGATATCATCCCGATTAACGAATGTGTCGCTGCGAACAACCCTGAATTAGCGACGGATGCGATGGTAGCTTATGATCGTAACCCTGATAAACTTCAACTTGAGATTCCTGTTGAATTGGAAATGCTTCCTGTTCAACAAAAGAATCTGGAGTTTGTAATTCCAGGACGTTCACGTTTGGGTGGTTTGAATATCTACTACCCTCTTTCTTTAGCAATTGCAACGGGGATTTAAATCATGGCCGGAATCATGAATAAAACCGCACGTCAATATAATTTGAAGTGCATTAGTAAAAACGGAGAGCGAGTTGTTGTTCGACTTGCTCCAGGTTTTAATATCGTAGAAGACGTTCATTGGGAAGCATTTGTCCCTAAGACTGGTAAAGGAGTTAACCCTTATGTTGCTGGTCTTAAAAAGGACAAACGTATCGCATATGGTAAAGACTTCGATGATATGGAACTTGAACAAGACGCTGATACAGTAGCTAAGTCTAAGTCTGAACCACTTACCAAGTTAAAAGCAGAACTTGAAAGTACTAAGGCGGAAACTGCGGAAGCTAATTCTAAAGCTAAAAAAGCTGAAGAAGAAGCTAAGGAAGCTACTGCTAAAGCAGAAAAAGCGGAACTTGAACTTAAACAGCTTAAAGATAAAATTAGAGCTGATGAAAGTAAAAGTGACGATAAATCTAAAAGTAAATAATTTAGGTTTAAATAAAATACCCTCCTCTTAATATTACGGGGAGGATATTTTAAATTGAGTGCTTAAGGATGAGTGTTCAATTTAAAATAAATATCTGATAGGAATAGAATATGCCTAGTAGTTCTGATAATGATTCTAGATTATGGCAAGCTCTTGATAAAATAGCAGATAGGTTAACAGGTATTGAAACTAAATTATCCGACATCGTTAGATTAGAAGAACGTATGAATGGTCATGAAAGCGCGATATCCAGATATGGTAAACGCTTAGATAATCATGACAGTAGATTACGAGAAGTAGAATTAAACCAAGCTAATCATGGTGACAATTCAACTACTGAATTATTACTATCTAATTTGAAAACAGAACTTCATAATATTAAAGATGATGTTTCCAAACTGCAAACATCAACTGAACGTTCATCAGGCCGAAGAGATATACTAAAAGAAGTATTGAAAGCAGTTGTTGTGATTCTTACTGGTATACTTATTTATAAATTTACACGGGGATAATATGGTTGCTACTACAGACATATTTCGTTCAAGATTCCCAGAATTTTCTGATGATGTAGAATTCCCAGATATTAGGATCCAATTATTTTTAGACGATGCTGTCACATTATATATAGGTTCTGATGAAGGGCGATGGTGTGGTAGATATGATATCGCTCATGCTTATTTGTCAGCTCATTTATTAACAGTCGGAACCAATACAGAAGTCGGTGATTCCAATAGTAAAAGCGGTTCTATATCTTCCAAAAGTGCCGGTGGTGTTTCTGTTTCCAGAGCTATTCCTTCTAAAGATCGTTCAGATATAGATGATTTCTTTATAACTACAGCTTACGGCCAACAATTTTTAAATATTAGAAATAGTTGTTTTGTTGGCGCTCTAGTGGCTAACTCATTATGAAATCCAAAGTTAAAATTATAAAGAAACCTAAAGATGCTATCAAAGCATTAGAAAAAATATCTAAATATATGGGTGGTCCGGATTCAGTAAAGGTCGGTTTACCTAAAGGTGCTAATGATTATCCCGATGGGACATCTGTTATTATGGTCGGAGCTATTCATGAATTCGGTAGTCCTAGTCGAAATATCCCTCAGCGTAGTTTTTTAAGATCGACTATTCAAGAAAAGCGTCGCTCTTATAAACGTATGTTTAGAAGATTAGCCATAAAAATAATAAAAGGGCGGATAACTAAGAAGGAAGCTCTTTCATTAATTGGTTTACAAGTTCAAGGGGATATAGTGAGTAATATATCAGATGGTATATCTCCACCATTAAAATCAAGAACAGGTAATCCGTTAAACGATACCGGTCATTTGAAACAATCAATTACTTTTCAGGTTGAAGACTGATGGTTATAAATGTCTCAGAAGCTTTAGATTCAGATATATCTGAAGTTATAAATGTAGAACGTACTCCTGGGTTATTTGTTGATGGTCTTTTTCAAAAAGGTACTCCTTCTAGATTTAAAACTTTAGCTAGTGTTCAGCAACCTACTCCGAAACAATTGCAAGTTTTAAAAGAAGGCGAACGTTCTAAGAATCCAAAATTATTTATTTCTAAGAAACCATTACAAACAGTAAACGATAAAGACGGTACTATTGCTGATATAGTTATCTACAAAGGTCAACGATTTAAGATAGTAGCTGTTGGTGATTGGTTTTCTTATGGTTTTGATATGGCTTTCGGGGTTAGAGATTAATGATACCCGAAGAGACTATAAACAAATTCTTAAGAGACATAATTAACTTGCTTTTAAGTTCTCCAGGATACACAATAAAAGCCGAACAAAAAGATGCACTTCGTCCTAAAAATGCTTATGCTGATGTTGCTTTTATAAATGATGCCCCTTTAGGCTGGGAACAAACTGAATACGAAAATAATGCTGGTGATAACGATTTAACAGAAATTATAAGCGGTATGCGAGAAGTAATGATATCTATTGGTTTTTATAGAGATAATTCAATAGACAATGCGCGAACTGTTCGCATGGGGTTACTTAGAGAATCCATACAAAGTTTATTTAGAACGGCTAATATAGGTATTAGTAGTCGTTCACAAGTACGAAAGATTTCTGAACCATTAGAAAACGGTTGGGAAGAAAGAGCACAATTTGATATAGTGCTAAGTGTCGTGGGAACAGATACTGACTTAGCTAAATCAATACTTAGTGTTGATATAGCAGGCGCATATCAATCTCGCGGATTGGAATATAATTTTAATATATAGAGGTGAACTATGACAATACCAGTTTCTAGCGTGGTTAATGTCAGCATAGCAATTGGCGCTGTCTTTCCCGCACGAGCAGGATTCGGAACCCTTAACATCATAACCGCTGAGACTGGTGTTGTTGGTATAGCTGAACGCATTCGTTCTTATTCAGATTTAGACGGTGTAACAGCCGATTGGCCTGCTGATTCAGAAGTTGTAGCTGCTGCGACTTCTTATTTTAGTCAACAGCCAAAACCGACATCATTGAAAGTGTCTATGAGATATGCTACGGATCAAGCTGCTCAATTACGTGGTGGTTCTGTTGTTGATGATGCGACTAACTTAGGTTTATTCACGGCTATCACTGATGGTACTTTTATTATGAGTATCGATGGCTTAAGTAATGATATCACAGCCGTCAGTTTCGCAGGTGATACTAATTTAACTGATGTCGCTGCTACAATTGAAACAGCCATTCAATCTGAAATTGGTGGTTCTTGGTCGACCGCAACTTGCAGTTATGATGGTTCTCGTTTCTTAATTAATTCAGGTTCTACCGGAGTTACTTCAACAATTAGTTTTATGACTCCAGAAGGTACTGGAACCGATATTACTTCTCTATTACAAATGCTACAAGGTGAAGGAACCAAGGTAGGCGGTATAGATGCTGAAACAATAACCGCGTCTCTTAATGCGATTCAAAATATAGATTCAGATTGGTATGGATTTATATTTACAAAAGAAGTTCGTGATGGAGTTGTTATCAATACCGAAGATGCGGTTGAGGCTGCTTCTGCGTGGGCTGAAGCTAGAGTTAAAGTTTTTGGTAACACATCTAATGATATTGATGTATTGGATAGCGTAACAACTACTGATATCGCTTCAGTATTAAAACTCGCAAGTTTACGTCGTACGCTAACAACATTTAGTTCTTATCCTGATCAATATCCATCAGCTTCAATTCTTGGTCGTGCGTTTACTGTTAATTTTAGTCAGCCGAATAGTACGATTACATTAATGTTTAAACAGCTTCCTGGAATTACTGTTGAAAATTTAACCACAAGTCAACTCGCGTCTTTAGAATCTAAAAATGCAAATGCGGTAATTGATGTCGGTGGTAGTTTTATGTATTCGGATTCATCTATGGGTAGTGGTGTATTCTTTGATGAGGTGCATGGTGTAGATTGGTTACATAATGCCATTCAAACTAATGTATTCGGTTATTTACTTACTCGTAATACTAAAACACCATATACCAATAAAGGCGCAGCAGCGATAGAACAGCAAGCCATAAAAGCTTTAGATGAAGCTATTCGTAATGGGTTAGGTGCTCCGGGAGAAACAATCGATGGTGAATTTCTTGGTACGGGTTATAAGACAGTACTTATTCCGGTTGAAGATGTAAATCAATCGGATGTAGATGCTCGTAATTATCCTGGATTAAGTTTTGTTTTACTTGGTGCGGGTGCTATTCATGGTGTTCAAATCAATGGTGTGTTTGAAAGATAAGGAGAATATAAATGAAAGACTATAGTTTTCTAAATACACTATTGCTTCTCAATGGTGTGACTATCGGTGGGTTTGATGAAGGTGATGATGTTATAACATTGGATCGCTTGAATGATTCAGCAGGTCATAAAATAGGTACTGATGGTGAGATGTCTGTTTCATTAAGTGCTGATCGGTCAGGTGAAATTGTATTTAGATTAATGCAAACCTCTGATTCAAATGCATTTTTATCAGGCTTAATCACAGCGCAAGAAAATGGAATATTCGTTCCTATCTTTGCACAATTTAAAGACACTAAAGGTGGTGATCTTGGTTCAGGAACTCAAGGTTATATACCTAAACCAGCCCCTATGAGTCGTGGTAATACCGTTGGAAATCAAGAATGGCGTATTATTGTTGAAAGATTAGACATGCTTCATTTAGGAGCATAACAGTTTCTGAAAGAGGGTGAACTAACTTAACGATTCCGGCCTCATTAAGTTAACCTCTTTCAGAATTTTAAAGTGACCGGATAATCTAGACCGGAGATTATAATGGCGTGTAATACAGAAACTAAACAAATAGGTAATCATGAATATAGCGTGACTCAATGGCCTGCTACCAAATCAATGATAATGAAAGTTAGGTTGATAAAAACATTTGGAGCAACAATAGCTAAAATCGCAAGTCAGGTTTCTAATGATTCTAAAAAAGATGGAGACAAAGCTGACGCTAATGCGTTATCTGAAGGTCTTTCCTTACTATTCCAAAACAATTCACCAGAAGAAGTAGTACATCTTATAAAAGAATGTATCGTCGGGGTAGCTTGCGACGATAAATTTATTACGAATAGTTCTTTTGATGAATTGTTTTCTGGTGATGATCAATTAGAAGCTTATAAGGTATTTCTATTTATACTGAAGGTGAATTACGCAAATTTAATGAAAGGTCAGTTGGCAACTCGTCTTCTGGCCAAAGTTCAAGAGAAACTATAGATAGGCGAAAGTTCCCAAATGTTAATTCTTTTTTACATCGCCCATTATTAGTTGATCCGCCGATGTGTAGTTTGAAAGAATTAGAAGATGGTACTTATTCAATTCAGGACGTATATCTTATGAATGAATTGTTGGATTTAAAACAAAGTGTGAAACCAAATTCTAAAGTTAAATATTAAATGCCATTATTAGATGAATTACTTGTCGTTCTTGGTTTCGAATATGATCCTAAGGAAGTAAAGAAATTCAATGAAGACATTGCAGCCACGGTAGACATTATAAAAAGAATGTCTAGAATTGCCGTGGCCGGTGCTTCAGCAATAACTGGACTCACCATCGCTTCAACTAAAGCTTCAGCTCTTAAAGACTATGAATTTTGCGCCGGTAAAGTTCCAGATCCAAGCGAATAAAATAGCGACAAAAGCGCCGACATTTGCCCATAATTCTTCCGATATGCCGAATTGCGGACCAATAATATTGACTACAAAAGTGGCAATTCCAACATTGAT